TGATTTATTTCGTTATTATATCATATTTGATTTCTTTTGATTTCGATTATGATTGATACTGATTTCGATTATTATTTCACACTATTGTATTTGTATTTTGTAACCAAACCCTCAACACTCATTTTGTGTTGAAAGTCCGCTATGTAATTAGACTATCCAGCAACAAATTCTGTACTGGAAAGACAAAATGACGGTAAGGATTAGGATTTACAACCTGATTCATCCCGTAACCTATATGGTAAATGACATAGAACCTTTAATTAGGCAACAACAAATTTATGATTTTTGTAAAAATCACCCTCTTGGTGAGGCATTAAACAATCCCGTTAGAACTGTTCCTACGCAAGGCAGTTGGATAAAAATGTATTAAACTTGTAACCCTGCAGAGTGTGTCCACTTTCAAGTTATATTAAGGTTTGCGCCAAGAGGCAAACTAAAAGGTCCCTCGATCAATAAGAGCGGGGTCACCCCAGATGACAAAATCATCGGGTTTGATTAAATGGGAGAGGCGACATCTCTTCCTACCCGTGGCAAAGGCCACAAAACAATCTGCTCTTCGGAGATTGGGAACTTAAATGACCCAGACCCCTCACCGCAAAGGAGGCTAAATAATCAGTTTGTGTGTTCAACTGGCACTACGTCCAATAACACTCACCGAAAGATTGTAGACAGCGTAGGTCTACTTCCCGACAAAATCGAGCTCTCTGAGCCAAGTAAAAGAAAAAATGTCGTTTCATACGACGCACAAAAAATAGAAAAAAGAAGAAAAATACATGAAAAATTTAGAAAAATAGATAATTTACGTAAGCAATTATTCCCACCTCTTACTTCCCCGTCATCTTCCAAAAGACGGAAAACAAACTCAGAAGAACTCTATCGCGATGTTCTCAAATCTTTGAAGCCCGAAACTGGCTTTTTAGATGATCTATGCAAACTCAAAGATACAGTTTGCACGATCTCCGAAACCACCGAAAGTATCAAAAGGCTTATGGATTCAATCAAGAAAACAGTCCAATTCCAAGAAGGAGACGATGTATATGATGCATTACTCTCTCGATTGGAAGGACTAATTCTTCTCATTTTGGATCTACAGTCTCGAAACTCATTGTCAGACATGCTTATCCCAGTCATTCAGTATATCAAAACCTGGACAGCTGGCAAAAGCCTCACAAAGAAGGTCCTTAAGTGGGTCAAGCAAATTTTGTCGGAAGATTCATCAGGTCAAAAGATCAATTGTGAATGGGAACCTATAACCCCTGGCCTCAATGGCGAGAAGGGTTGGTTTACCCAGAACTGGTCTACATTGACTCAAGGTGCATTCGGTAAACGTTTGGCTGGTCTCATGAATCTCCTCATTTTAGGAGGTATGATGCCTGAAAAAGCATCGAATGCGCTGACAGACGAAGTCTTCAAGATCATTCATGTCACAGCGATGCGCAAAGCCCAACCATCCATATTTCACCATTTATTTGGTACGTTGGATTGGCTGGCTGACTCAGTAATTCCTGCCATTCTAACGCAGAATTACTCATTGCTCATTTTTGATGAAGATGCTGATGCATTAGACACACAATATCGAAATTGTGTCGATGCTGTCCATCTTAACATGACTGGTCAGATGAAATTGGCAAATGAAAAGTACGGTATAAAAGACGAGTCGGCAATCTTAGTGTTGCTTACAACCACGTCTTTTGCCATGCTTGCAATGAAAAAGAAAGTTTTTGATCAACCAATGCTTGTACGAGAATATAACCAACGTTTAGTAACCCTAGATAAGTTGGCATGCGACCTCCAAGCACATTGGCACGAAAGCGGTTTGCGGGTTAAACCGTATTCCGTCTTGATTCGTGGTCCATCCTCAGTTGGAAAAAGTACTGTGAAGACTCTTGTTACCCACGCTGTGTGTAGGGCTAACAACTTCCCTGAGGGGAAGGAGTATGCATGTACAATCAATGGCAATGATAAGTACCAGTCAGATTTCCGATCGCAACACATCTGTGTATGCTTTGATGATATGGGAAATACAAAACCAGAGAAAGCTGATGGAAATCCACTTTTCGTCTTGATTCAGTTTATCAACAATATGCACTGTAGTGCCCTTAGTCCGGAAGCGGATAAAAAGGGTAAAATGGACATTCGTTGCAAACTCGTGGTCGTCACGACCAACACAAAGGATCTGCATGCTTCCCTCTTTTCAGTTAATCCTGCCTCTATCATGAGACGCTTTGATTTAGTTATCGATGTTTCTCTAAGGAAGGACTCGACTGGACCTACAGGAGGCTTGCATCCTAAATTTGCTAAAACGTCAATGCCAGACGCTTGGGACATGAACCTAGGCGTCGTTGACGTCAAGCGAGTTCAAGGTTGTGATCTACAAGACATTTGGGGAATACGCCCCATCAAGAAAAACGCCTCAGTGGTCGATTTGATCGATTACTTAGCCGCAACAACACCAGGATATTTTGCTTTGCAAGAAGAAATTGTGTCGTCCTCTACGGATCTACACAATCAGAAACATTGTGAACATCACTCTTTATACACACTGCCTTGTGCTAAGTGTGCAGTTGAAGGTGACTTCTTGCCCATTTCCAATCAATCCGAAGCCTATATTAAATCAGGGCTTGACGGTCAAACAGGAAAAATAAGCAATACCTATTTTGGAGATCTGATTAGTAAGGAATTTTCGGATAAACCCCTTACACCAGATGACTTCACGTTTGGGTTGGACGCAGAACCAACAAAGGATGACTATTTGCCAG